CCCCAAGGCCATCATTCCAGGTTGCCGTGTATTCCGTGGGCGACGGCACTTGTATCGCCGGCGAAAAATCGAGCGTCCATGAGGTCGGTTCTGCTCCACTGCACCCCATGCAATTGTCGTCCGCACAATGGCAGCACCTTCCGATCAAACTCATACCGGCGGCTCCGCAAGTGGCTCGCAGTCTGCGGCTTCCAGCATCCATTCTCCATCAGCTTTTTTGATACGGATAAGAGTACCCGGTTCCAGAGAAATCCCCTCATACCGATGCGTAATCGATTTAACGACTCCTGTCCGCTCCAGATCGCCGTCACTGTTCTTCCGCAGAATCTCAACTGAGACACTCGATGGTGTCGTGACTCCATTTGAGGCTGTGTTTAGCACAGAGTTCGTAATCGCCCAGTGAGATCGAACAGGACGGCCGTTCCATTTACCGGTCGGCGCGTCTCCGCCTTTCGAGCGGCGAAGGTAATCTTCCACCGTTCGCACGATCAGCGTCATCAATTCGTCTGTCGGGATTGATGGCATCAGCTAATCCCCGGCAGCTGGCTCAGGTCAGCTTCTTCGTAAATCTGAAACTTTTTGAAGACCGCTGTGTCGGGAGTCGGATTGGCAAGCCTTTTCCCTTCACCATCCAGCGGAACAGGGGATGTGATCTCGGCTAAGTCGTCATCCTTAATGTGGATTCTCTTAGTGTCATCCACCGGGTCAATCTCTCGCAGACCGGCATCCAGAATCTGTGGCCTCCATCCTTCTTTCTTGATGTGAATCTCAAAACTGACTGTGTAATAGTGGAAGTTTCCTCGCGTTTTACGCTCCGAAACCTCCACTCGAGTCATCTTTGCCAGCTGGGCGTCAATAGATAGTCCACCAATCGAGATCGAGTTTGCGTTAACCGTGTTTTGCAACGACAAGATCGTGCTTGGAATACTAGCATAGTTCTGCTTAATTTTGGCGATCAGCTGGACTGCAGACTTTTGTGGAGCCGGGTCTACAAAGTAGTCGCCAGCAGAATTCATCACTCCTTTTTCGTCCACATCGCGAAACACTGGCTCCTGGTAAATCTCGGAAGACCACGACAGCTGGAATGGGTCCTCTATCGGCGTATGCTGATTTGAAGGAGCGTCCGAAGTCACCTTGTATTCGGCAGTCACTGCCCACTGCTTCCATCCGGCAACGCACTGAACATCCAGAGAGGTGCAGTAGGCATCCGCATCACGCGGGTAGGTGTCACCAATTAGCGGCAGGCTGGCATGTGACCCGACATCGAAGACATCTTCCAGCTTGTCGGTCGTCTCCATCTTAAAGACGCGTGTGTACTTTCGTTGACCGAGTTCGTTTCGGCCTTTCCGCGCTGAATGATCTTCTCCACGATAGATGACTGTCACTTTACTCGCCCCCTGTGCTTCGGAGCATCTCCCGCGGCGTGAAAATCGCCACGCTGGTTTGGCCTGGCACAGGCCAAACCTCAATAACTATTGGAATCTCACTCCCGTCAGAGTGGAGGGCGACACCTTCAAACCGGTGATAGCTTGACGAGTCGACGTCTTTCATCTTCTTCTCGAATGAAAGATGATACTTCGCTCGCATGCCGTTAGGAATCAGGAAGCCAGACCCAAGTCCCAGAGCATCTGACTCCGGGACACCAAACAGCTTTTCTGCGCCAGCAGACCACATTTGAATAATCCCATCTGGGTCCAGCGCTGCGACTGCGGCACCTGACTCTTGGAGAGCATCTGCCATGATCTGAGACTCACCCGTGGTATGCGTCAACTCCTCTAACAGGTCGGCAAATTGACCTTCAATTTCTGTCACCTTCGCCAAGACGTCTGCCGGAGTCGTTTGTAACTGGGAAGTCGCATAACCCCCAATCAAAGCCAGTGCAAGCATTAGAACAACCACAGCCAGTGCCATGATGTTTGCCAGTCGAGCAAATGCCCCAACCTCAAAAGATTTATGCTTATCCTGTTCGGTTATAGCCACGGACTTCCACTTTTAGCTCAGCCAATTCCTGGCGAGACTGTTTAACTTCACTCGTGAACTCGTCGATCACTTCCTTCAACGCTTCGTCCCTCCCACCGATAAACGCTCGCCACTCATCTCGCTCCTTTTTGTGCCTCGCTTCAATGTTCGGTATATGCTTCACGACAAGATACCAAACTAGAGCACCAAAGCCACCAGCAGTCACCAGCCGGATTACGACATCTACCCATTCGGCTGCATTTGCGTCTGGATTCATTATTGTTCATTCTTGCTGTCTTTTTCAGCCCGTTTATACTGTTTTAACCCCCAGTACAGCGAACCTCACTGGCTCCAAGTAGCTCACATCGCCACCGGTAAACGTCACTTTGTATTCAATCTGGTACGTGCCGGGATCTGTCAGCACTGTGGCTGCAACGTCGTGTCGGAAGTTATATCCAGTATCGTCTTTGCTCCAGCGGCCATCTGTTTGCAACGTGTCAAAGATCACATTTGACACAGTCAGCGTCCCGGTTGCAGTCGCGTCTGTTTCATCGGCATCGTAGATCGCCCAGGTGATTGAGCTAATGTCAGCCTGGACAGCGTTTGACCCATCTGCCTCTATCCGCATCATAACGCTAAAAGTTGAGTCTTCCTGAATTGTTCCTTCAAAACTCATTTCAACACCCTACCTGACTAGCGACCGCATCTGACTGGTATACAGCACTTGTCACCGCATCTGACTGGTATACAGCACTTGTCACCGCATCTGACTGGTACACGGCACTTGCCACCGCAACAGGCTGATAAATATCTGCATCCACATAGGACTGCTGATAGACCTGTTTTGCCGGCACGCATACCAATGTCCTGGTTGTCATGGCGCATCTACGACATTGATTTCAACGGAAGGTTTGTTAGCGATTTTCTTCATCCATTCTGCCTGAGCCTTCTCCTCATTCAGCTGCTTCTTCTGAATTGCCAGTTGCATTTCATCAGTTCGAGCGCCGCCGGCATTCAAGATCGTCAACAGTGCTTCTGAAGACCCTCGCATCTGAGCGCCGGCGATCCCTGTGCTGTGATCCCCGGTTGCTTCTCGACGCTTGTAACGATTAGGCCACCACATGCCTCTCTTTTCGTCCCAGTACATGCCGGCATGCGGATCTTCGACCTTCGGACCTCCACCTTCCTGCAGCGGTCCTTCCGGAACCTTGTTCATTGAATCGATCATCTCTCGAAGTTCAGCAATGTAAGCAGCCGCCAGCGCCTTGGCATTCTTCCGCATCTGCGCCTCCAGCCGCTCGTTCGAGGCATTCAGTCGGTCGTAATCTTTCTGCAAGGCTGCGCCAGCAACAGGACCAAGTGCTGATTTGACAAGCAGTAATTTCACCTGCTCCATTCGACCTGAGAGTATCTGGATGCTGGTATCGATGTCACCGAAAATCGTCTTGATATACGCCATGAAGGTGACCAGCACTTCACCCATCTTCTCCGTCACCGACTTCCAGTTGTCTTTCATCCAGTCGGTAAAGCTGTTCATCGCGTTCTTCATCTTATCCATCGCGAGGATGACACCGGGTGACATCACATCCCCGATGGTCAGCGCGACTCCCTCAATGGCTGACTTCAGTCGTCGCCATGCTCCACCAATGCCGGCATCCATCTTCTTCGCTGTTATTGCTGCCTCATCCCCCACAGCACGGAGTTCCGCCAGCAGTTGCTTGGTGCCAACTGATTCGTCAGCCAGTCCGGAGGCTGCCGTCACCCCTCGCAGTCCGAAGGCTTCGTAGAACTTCGTCATCTTCTCAGGGGAGGCAAGCTCATCAGTCGCTTTGGAAATCTCATCCATGATGTCCAGCAGCGATTTCATCTCGCCACCAGCCTTCTTGAAGGCAATCCCAAAGTCCTTCTCAATCGCTTCCGCTTCGACAGCAGAAAGTGTCGCGATCCGCCGGACAGCAGTTCCCGCGATGGAACCCTCCAGACCCATTTGAGCCAGGGTTCCCATAATCGCTGCGGTTTCCTCCATGTCCATGCCGAAGTTGTGGGCTTCCTTTGCCGCAAACTTCCAGCCTTCTGCCAGGTTCTCGATGTTCGTTCGGGTCCGGTTGACGGTCCCGGTGAAGACACTCGCGATCCTGCCGGCATCAGTTGTCTCCATCTTGAAGATACCCATCGTGTTGCCGAGCAATTTTGCTGCCAGTTCAACCTCTGCACCTGTCGCGCGAGACAGGTTCATCACGTCTTCGGTGATCGTCGTAATCTCACCGACCTTGAAGCCGCTCTGGCCGAGGATCATCATCAGCCTAGCAACTTCCGTTGCCGTGAAGGAGGTTGTGCGCCCCAGTTCGCGCGCACGCTCATCCAGAACTTTCAACCCTCTCGCGGTCGTCCTCGCTCTCGCGCCAGCCGCTCTCAAGGTATCGTTGTACTCAATCGTCTTGGCAATCGACATCCCAGCTCCGACAACCAGTGCCTGACCGAGAATCGTGGCAGTGCTTTGCAGGGTGCCTGCCATCTTCTTGGCGGCAGTCCCCACAGCACCGAAAACCATCGTCGCTCGAGATCCGAAGCGAGTGAGGATCCCGGAACTGGATGTCCCGAACGACCGTACCATCCCCTTACCCCTGACGAGTTGCTTCGACAGATGCTGGGTATTACCCATCAGGTTGATGACAAGGTTTCCGGCGACACTCATTCGTTCGTCTTCACTGGGGTCGAGATCGGAGACATCGAGGCGATTGCCCCCTCACTGGTTTCTTTCAATTCCGGAAGCCACGGCATGCAGATCCTTCGAAGATCGGCTTCTCCAGGATCAAACTCAAGGTACTTACCGACCATGTACGCGAGGAGACCCAGCATCCGCGGAGTGTGATCGAGAGGCATGACCCGGTCATATGCCTCAAGCTCGCAAAACTCGTCATGGGTCATCCCCTCGAGCAGGTCGCTGGGGAACAGGGAGCCAACCTGTCGCGCAAGTTCGTTTGCTAGCTGCCCCCTTCTGTCTCTTCGGAGTTTCCCGCCATCAGTTCAACGTCTTCATTGCTCATGCCGCACAGCCTCTGTGCGACCTCCACAATTCGCTCGACGATCTGAATCGACTGCCTCCCGAGGGCATCGATGTCCTGAGTGGTGAGCATTCGCGTACCATTCTCGTCACAAACGCAGGCGACGAGCAAACGCTCCCGCACTTCAGCGGCTTTACGCTTATTCGTCTTGCCGCTCGCGGTTTGGAAATCCTTCTCGAACTTCGAGCGGTCGGCAGCCGACATCCCTTTCACCCAAACCGATCCTCCCAGTTCGGGAATCTGCACTTCTTCCCGAGGGATTTCGACTGGCTTCAGAAATTGATCTCGTGTCAGTGTCACTGGACAGGCTTTCAGGTGAATTCGCTGGCAGGCTATTCACAAGAATGATGTCACTCATCATTGTCTTCGTCATCTTCTATCTCTGCTTCGAGTTCATCCTGAAACTCTCGCTGCTCTTCCATAATCCGGTCGTGAACCTTCTTCAGCGCTCCACGCTGCGTCTGGTTCATGGCAGTAACGCGGTCTTCGCATTCCTTGTCAGCCGGTTCTGCATGCCCTCCATGAGCGAGTTTGTATGCATCTTTGTGCTCAATAATCGTGCCGGCTTTAATCAGACGGCGACCATCTTCTTCAAAGCAGATGTCATCTGGTGCAGAAGGACCGGCCTCCATGGTTTCCAATAACTTACACTTCATCGTCAATCATCCATCATGTTGGGTAAGTCGGCAGACCGTCAACCTTCAGGGATGAAGAGAACTTCAACCCGTCAGACATCGCGGCTGTCACTTCCCATGAAACGCCGGCAGACGTGAACGGCATCTCGGTGGTCGCCGAGTCCGCAAAGATGATTTTCCAGTTCTGATCGGCAGGCGTGCTGACCAGGTCACTGATGGCTTGATGTCCTGCCAGCGCTGGATCGTAGAATCCGGAGAGTGAAACCTCTCCGCCTTCTGCGTATCCCGTTTGCCCGAGTTCTTTGCCGACTCCGGAATCAAGGGTTGTGCAGTCAAATGTTTCTGATTCTCCGCCTGAATAACTCAGCTCAGACAGCTGAGCCACGGCTGTGAAGACCATTGACAGTTCCTGCTGCAGGACTGTCCCTTTTGAAGGCACTTTAGCCATTTGATTACCCTTTCAAAATTATTGCAACATTATCAGAGACAGACAGTTTGCCTGCCGTAACCAAATAGCCGTGACGCATGCCGTCAGTGCTAACAAGCTCAGAGGGAGCCAGTAGTCGGACACTGGAAACACGGCAGATCAGGTTGTCGGTTTCGATCTCTCGAATGTTCCATTTGCCAGACTCTTTGTCCCAGTCGATCTTCACCTTCTGGTCCGAACTTTGATCCTTGCCGCCATCTTCTGGACAAAGACTCTCTTCATGTGATTCACCATCAACCCGACCGCGTTCCCACGGGATACTGCGTATCCAGCCTTGACCGGTTCCGGTCGCGTTTTGTTTGTCCACATCCGACCGGTGTAGCGGCCAGTCGTATATTGCAATCGGTTCATGGTCTTGGTCATGCCAATCCCATACCAGTGGATATTGAAGTTTGACATTCCTTCCCCGCCACTGCGGTTGAAACGACCGGGTCGTCGTTTACCGACTCCCAGTCCCACCTTGGCGTAGATGTGAGTATTTCGTTTCCGGCCTCGAGTGAACCGCGATGCCACGGTGGCAGCCACGCTGGGATGCTTACACTGTTTTTTGATCGCTTTACGGATGACCGCCAGACCTTTCCGCATTCCCGCTGAAACCGCAGGACGTGCGCAGGCTCCATTGATCCGATGCAGGTTTGCAATCGTCTCATTGACACCTTTGATCTGAAATGTCTCCGCACCCTTAGGCATGCTTCAACTCATCTCCCGCCAGATCGAACCCGGATGTCTCAGACACTTCGTAAGCGTCTGCTCCATCCTTGCGAGTCCGGATCCGGTATGTCGTTCGAGCAGTATCAGACCAGTCCCAGGCAGTCTCACCGGCACTCAGTGGTTCGACAGTCCATGTGTAGGAATCGTCTCCAATCACTCGAACGATGAGATCACCGTTTTGTGGAGGTGCCAGATCACCAAGGTCAGAGACCTTGATAATGAAATCTGCCACCTCCACTACTTGTTCTGTCCCACCGACATCAATCGTCGTCTTCCCCGTCGACCCCTGAACTGCCTGAGACACTGTCAGTGAAGTTGAATCCCGTGAGTAGGTGACAGATGCTCCATGCACCTTCCTCACGGCATTCAGATTTGCAATGACAGCGTTCTCAAGTGGAGTCGGCATGGATTACACTTCGACAGCTTCAGTCTGCACAATCGCGTCGGTCGTGAAGATCGGCACGTTGAACGCAGTCGTCGGGAATGGAGCAGGAGCACCTGTCGTGTTCGTCGAAGTGCGCGACTGCTGCAGGTCCTTCAACGAAGTACGGTTGCAGACCATGAAGTCTGGTCCCATACCGGCAGGGAACTCGGACAGCAGGCTTGAGATCAAGTCGTCGGTCAGCGGCTTGCTGTCGGTCGCGTTGTTCAGGTTCGCGATGCGACCGGCACTGTACTTACCACCCATCTGAAGCCCAATGTACATGGACGCAGGTGTGTAATACACGGGATGGTTAGAGTCGTTCGCTTCGGTCACGATGGTGTCACCCAGCGTGATGCCCCGCGTGAACGGAGTCACCAGACGAACGTCGTTAAACCCGGTCTTGAATGCCCATAGCGACGACTGCACAGAGGCAGTTGTCCCGGCAGCATTGATCACCATGTCATCAGCCAGAGCGTCGTAATCCGTATTCCCCAGGAACCCGGCAAACCCGGATGCGTCCCCAGGAGACGTGACACCATAGATGACTTGCTGTTCCACTTTGAACAGCGCTGCCGCCAGGTGCCGAACACCTTCGCGTGCAATCAGATCTTCCGGTCCCTGTCGCCATGCGTTCGCAGTGGCAAAGTCAACGCGGTACGAGAAGTCAAGAATCGTACAGGTCGCAGTCACGACGGTGTCGACCGAGTGGTCGTAGTCGCGTCCAGCATTCTCCGCACGGAATCCAACGGTTGGCGCACCAGTAAATTTATTATACTTATGCGTCTCTGAGCCGTCTGACGTGTCGCTGATTGGCAGGCGTGCCACCAACGGCGATCCGTTCAGGACTTCACTCGTCATGGTCTTGTCTACGTCAAGAGCATCACTGATGAAGTCAGACACGGCATAAAGGTCATTCGCCACTGTTCAAACTCCTTGAAAAGGATGTGTGTGTGAAGGCAGACTTCGATCAGTTGTTGATCGGTCGACCCTGAATTCGAATTCGGTTTCGCAGAGTGCGTTCCTGCGGAGGCTGTTCATCGTCCTCCACGAAGTCGGCACCTTCGTCGTCACCTCGATCCAGCGACTGCACAACCTCTTTGAGGCCAGCAACCTGCTGATTCAGGCGTTCGATCTCCTTCTGAAGATTTTCGAAGTGCAGTTCCAAGGCATCCGGATAAGACACCCCTTCGCTGAACCACTTCGATCCACATTCAGCGCCAAACCGTCCCACGTACCGACCCAACTCAGCGGCGAACTCTTCCCGGCTAGGGACGTTTTCGCCTACTGTTGGAGCTTCATTCTCAGAAGACATTTCGTCCCCCTTTACAGGTTGAATTTCCAAACCATGACGCTCTAAAAATCGCGTGACAAAGATCGCAGCGCGATCCGGGTCAACGCTGAGACGAGACAGGCTGGGTCTGGCGTCGGAAAGACCCAATGCATACTCCAGGAGGGCTTCCCCTTCTCTCGCTGCTTCCTGCCCTCGATGGAACAACCCTTCCGGGTTGGCAGCTGGAGAGTCCACGACATCACCCGCCCGTAATTGGCCGAGGTGGGCGTGGGGGTAGTTGTTTTTATTGTCCTCATCCGGTGATATGTATCGCCCGCCGGCAGCATGCTCCAGCCGATGAAGTTCTGCGGCTTCCACGTTGTGTTCAAACACAATGGACAGACCGAAGTCTTCTGGCGTTTCTTCAGCCAGAGTCATCACGTAGTTCGCCAGATCTCCATCCGGAGTCATCGTAGCCGCCTGCTGGAAGTGCAGGTCCGCGACGACCTGTTCCTTTTCCACGCGGGCATCGCGGAATCGACCGAGCTTCTGACCGACCCCGTCGCTCGACAAACCCGGATGAGTGAAGCGAGCTTTGACCCCACCGTTCCCCGGAGAGGCAAGCACGGCAGTGTTCATTGCGCCGGCAACATCCGACAGGAAATCAGCATCGACCCACAGGTCATGCCCGAGAGCTTCGCCACGAGTGATAACGGAAACTCCCCGGATCATTCCTGCTCCGAAGATTCCCTCTTCCCGCAGGACACTGGGAGCGCCATGCGAAACCGCGCCGCGGAAGTAAGTTGGCTTTTCAGCAACAGCACTCATTCGTCATCCTCCTGGGAGTCATCATCAGGCAGGTCGTCTTGCCCTTCATCAGGCAGGTCGTCTTGCCCTTCATCAGGCAGGTCGTCAGGTTCTGGTGCGACAGGGTCTGCCTTAAATGAAATGTCTACTCCCATTTCGGCGGCAAACTCTTTGGCCCTGGCAATCTGCTTGACATTGTCTTCGAACTCGCCTCGTCCTCGTTCCTTGCAGACTCGGTAGGGATTATCGAGGCCAGCCCCGATAGCCATCAGGTCTCCCTTGATTTCTTTCGCTGGATCCCACCATGGCATTCCCAGTGCGACCCATTCAAACGGAACGTCGTTGAGGGTCATGCCAGCAGGCAGTCTTAGCTCACCATCCTGTATCCACAGCTGCATTCGCCAAATTGTTATTTTGCGAAGCATCTCGCGAACGTCGGCGCGTTTCGCGCGGCAGGACCGGTCGTACTGCATGAACGCAGCTTTTGACCCAAAAAAGTTCGTGAAGTCTTCTTTGTAAAACGAAAACGGGATGTCGAGTGCTTTAAGAGCCATCCCTAAGACAAGGTGTAAAAAGTCTTGTGTCGAATGACCCGGATTGTCTGTCGACAAAAACTTTGCGTCATCTCCTGGATCTAACTCGAGCTTTACTGGTCCCTTACCGAAATCAACATCGTATCCTTCAGAGGTTTTTGTGTGCGTGCCGATTCCGTCCGATGAGCTATCGGTAATGACCATCGCAAAAAGCTGCTCGACTTTCAGTTTCGCAAGTGCGTAATCGACACCCTCATAAGTATCCCGGAACGAATTGAACGCTGCCGCCAGCGGCGAGATGCCACGCACCTGATCAAACCGATCAAAGAACGCATGGTGGATCACTGCTCCTGCGCGCAATGTCCGGCTGAACTCGTACTGACCGGCACTGGACCGCGTGTACAGACCATAGGCCAGAGGACGTCCATCTGTGTTCACGCGGATGCCGTTGAACCAGCGTGCGCGATTTGCCTGTTCGATGTCGCGTTGCGGAGGATCCTGAATCAGGTCACTCTCGATTGCCTGCAGTTTGCCGTTCGACCGCTTGATGAACATCACGTCACCGTCAATGGTGCGTCGTGATTCCGCCATGCGGACTATCCGGCTGAACGGATGCCGACCTGCGGCGTCGCAGTTCGCAGGACGAGACCATTCCTCCATCAGCCGTTCCAGAGTCTCATCGAACTCGGCGTTGCCGGTGCGGGACTGGAAATCGAACTGGCTGACATAGTCCAGATGTTTTCGGACTGCCCAGGCAACAACCGAATAGTTCCGATGCAGGTCGCGACCCGTGCCGATCAGCATCTTGCGGTCGCGATGTTTCAGCTGCTCCTCTTCGTGCTTGAGGACAGCCGAGGCTGCTTTCCGCTTACCGGTCGACTTTATCGCGTCGTATCCGGTGGAGAAGAATGAGCCAACTCGATTGCTCAGTGCCGAGAGCATCACATGCTCCCTGACAGGTCGAAGGACGACCAGCGCGGCTTCCGTTGAGCCTGCTCCTGGGCAATCGCAATATTTCGACGAAGGTCCGCCAATTGGGACCGCATGTCTTTCATGTGCGCAAACGTCGTGGACATGCTGTCCGTTGCGGACTGCATCACGCCGGCATTGATGACCTCTTCGAGGTCATCAGCTGCCTGAATCATCTGTTCGACGGTCTGTGGCATCCCCGAATGATGGGGACCGTTAAGATGCCCTGCAAGAGTCACTTCTCGCGGGTGCGAGATGCCGGCTTCAAATACTCGATGAACTTGTATCGCTGCCCACAATCTTTGCAGTTGCAGTAGTTCCACTGCATCGCCGTGTACTCGATGTTCCCCGGCTGAAGCACTCCCCCGATGTCACGTCTGATCACCGAACCCTTCTTTGTCCGATCCGTGCAGTTGCACTTCGGACAGGCAGGAGGTCGAGTGGTGATACACTCAATTGCAGGTCGAGCTTTTTTCTTGCGCGGCATTACAGGTACTGCACTTTCCGTTTCTTTGGTCTGGCAGGCTCGATTGGTTGCTCGGCAGTCAGCATGCATCCCAGCATTGAAGCAGCAACGTGACAGCCTACAAGACAGTCGAAGAAGTGGTTATCCAGTTGCCGGCTGTTTGCCCACTCGATGACTCGATTGCCACTAGCGACGTCTTCCACCTCGGTTGGTTTCTCCGCTGTCACCTGATCTGCAAACATCTGGTGATGACGCGGAGTGGCTTTGTACAAGTCCACTGACCCGGAGTCATCCGCAGGCACCTCGAGTCGCCGCATCGAGAATGTCTTCCAGTGGTTCACGTCTGTATGCACCGATCTGGTATTGTCACGGTTTCGCACAATCTTCCAGTAGGTCCCGAATCGTTCGTTCTGCTTTGGCTTCCCGGAGCAGATCGGTTTGTGGCTGGCGCGAATCCCACGACCCTTCGCCGGCAATAACACTGCCGAGAAGTCTGATCGCCGGCAGAACGATCTCACAATCTGTGTGTGTTCGCCGTCACCCTCATCGACCAGCAGCCGCTCCACCTGAAACTCGCCTCCGGTTTCCCCCTGCCAGTTTTGCATCATGTGCGCAGTGCAGTCCTCCAGTCCCCGCAGGATCGCAGCTTCCAGCCCGTTCCCCGGATACCGGCGTTGCAATGTCCGCTTCACCGAAGACAGCCGAGAGTAACGGACGTTCTGATCTGGCCAGGTGCCGTAGTCAATCACCGTGCCGGCAAATCCTTTTCCGAACGCCATCACTGTCCACCAAAGGCACTTCTGCGAAATATCAATAAACCCCACCAGTTGATCGAATTCAACCGGCACAACTCCGCGTTTCACTCGAGAAACCTTTCCCGTGACATCATCGGCTGTGATCGAGATCGGATTGGTCAGTGACTCAATGTCCGCCGGCTGGTTTTGGTACTCAGAGTTGAATGCCTCTTCACCGATCTTCAGCCGCAGGTTGTACGCATGCTGAACAGCGGAGATCTCATGGTCCAGGTATCGCTCAGGCCAGCCAACCTTCGCGCCATCGTCCATTGCCGCCTGATTGTTCTTATAGAACTCTGTGGCCGCGGAGCCATCCCCGTCATTTCGCAATTCCGCTGACCAGATGTCAGCGTACTCATCCCACAACTTCGTTGCCTTGGGCCATTCGTAAACCAGCTGCGTCCGCTCGCCGCGCCACTCCGGGTGACGCTGCCGATCCAGAATCCGGTCAGCCATGTCGCCAAACCGGATCACCGTACACGGCATCACGGCAGCAATCGGTTCTCCTGGACCTGCCAGCCCCAGGATGGCTCCAGATAGTAGTCGTTCCCGGTAATCGTTCTGGCTGACAGATCTGGCAGAGTCGTCAGTCTGCGGATCATCGACGATGACCAGGTCTGGTCGGATCGAATGCCCATCCGGGGTTTTGGACTGCATCCCTCGAAGGCGACCCGTGAGACCGACGACCCGTAAAGTTGCGCCACTGCATTTGCTCCCTGTGACAGTTGGCAAGACCACGCGATCAGAGGTCCAGGTCATTTGTGTCCGTTCGCCGTTGCAGGTCTGGCCGTTGCAACGATGCGCGATGCCGTCCAGTTTCCGGATTGGGTAGACCACCTCCGGAAAGTCTTCCAGCAGGTACTCATTGTTTTCCAGGTCAGTACGTAATGCGTCCAGTAGCTCCAGAGCAGCAGTTGCCTCCGCTCCGACCAGGACAACGAATGCGCGGTGGGCATAGAGCAATGCCCACTCGCAGGCAATATAGCAGAGCGTCGTTTTGCCGGACCCGCGTGGCATCGCCATCGCGAACTGAGATCCCTGCAAAACCGCTGTCTCCAGCTTGTCGATGATCTTCAGGTGGTCCGCAGACCAGTCTAGGCTGAACAGATCCGCGTGGTAGATCTCGCAGAAGTCTCGGAAGTTACCTTCACAGGACTCCCGTCTCTCCTGATCCACGACCGGCGGGATGTCACCGATGTCGCGGCCTGCTGCGGACATCTGCCGAGACTTCTCGGCTCGGTACAGATTGTCCGTAGTGTATTTTGCCCCTGCTGCAGTGGCTGTCGCCATTTAGTCTCCCTTCGAAGACTTCTTCTTTTTGGGTGCCGGTGCGCTGGCGGGAGGTTCGAGGCAGTCGAGTGCCTCTTTGATTCTAGCTCGATTGTGCGGTGCGCGGTGGATCGCCACGTCGGTCATCACCTTGATTGCTTCAGCCTTATCCATCTGTCGGAACCCTTCAATTGTGAAAACAGGCAGGCAGGAAAACCTGGGAAATGGTAGTGGCAGATTCCGATTCCGGCCAGTGCATCTCCCAGCTTAACTCTATTGCACATCGCAACCTCTTATTGTGCAACAAGTTGCAGCTATATTTTTTCATTCCTGTCATGGTGAGAGCGGCGGTTTCGGAGCGCGCCACCGCGGAAAGTACCTATTCCCCCCAGACTGCCCAGATTGCCCAGACTACCCAGACTGCCCAGATTACCTATCTTGCCCAAAGCGCCCAGGCTACCCAGACTGCCCATCTTAAC